GCTAATATGATGTTTAATATGGGACTTACGCGCTTAAGTAAATTTAGAAAGCACAACGCAGCGCTGCAATGTGGTGATTGGAAGGAGGCTGCTGTAGAAGGCAGAGATTCAAGATGGTACAGGCAAGTAACGAACAGAGCAGAGAGACTTATGTTGAGGCTAGAGGCTCTGTAAAATATTATCATACAAATGAAGAGCAAACAAGTAAAGGTTGGTTTTGGTGTCATGAAAAACAAGGATTTTTTAGGCATTCGGACTGGCATTTAACAAGAAAAGAAATGGGAGAAAAATATGAAAATTAAACTAATGGGAAGTCAAACTGACTTAACATCAGCAACTAGTGTAGGTAATGCTTCATTAGTAAGAGTATTTAACAGTACAAATGCTGCTATCCTCATGACACAAAAAGACGGATCCGCTGTTGTTGGAACTATGTCGGTTGGTGCTGGGGCTGTTGAACACGTCAGTAAAATACCTGCACAAACTTTAGAGGGTGGTGCTGGACTTAAAGTTGTAAGTGTAGCATATTCTAGCTAATGACTGATATATTTGCTTTAATATCTGACGTAGGCCTTCCCATTGCTGGTGCATTAGCTAGTGGCGCATTTGTCTTCATTATTATTAAGCAAATATTATCTGGTGTTTTAGATCAAATTAATACTCTTAATATATTTACTAAGAGTTTAGAAAATAGAGTACGCACAATGAACAATGAGATCGTAAAGATTGACATGTTGGTTTCAAGTGCTCTTGAGTTAACTCCTCCTATAGATAGAATAGCTAGGGCGGAAAATTTTATAGAAGACGGTAATATCGACGTCAGACGGGATTAACCATGGATGCGTTAAATCCGGCTGTACTAATATCCGAATATGGATTTACGACTGTCGCTATTGTTGGTCTTGGCTATTTCGTATTTTTTGTATGGAAGTTTATTAATAAAGAATTAGATCCAAAAATCGAAGAGATGCACATGGGTTTAATAAAGTTAATTGACCAAGTAAGAATGCTTGATCAAGATATGATAAGACTACAGGAAAAAATTAAAGTAGTTTTGGAGTACAGGGAAAGACAAAAATATTTGAGTGAAAATGAAAATGAAGAGAATAAAAAATAATATAGTATTATGCATGTTTATCATGTCATTAGCTGGGATAGTTCATTCTCAGGAAATAGTACATAAGTTTAAGAATCCATCTTTTAGTGGAATAGGAACTGGTGCTCATTATTTAACTATTGAGAATCAGGAACATAGTAGAAAAAAAGCTATTGAAGACGCTTTGGAAGCTGCAAGAAAGGCTGCTGAAAGAGCTGAAGAAAATACTACTTTAGCTAAGTTTATTCGTAATTTAGAAAGTAGAATATATGCTCAAATGGCTAAACAATTAGTTGAGTCAATGTTTTCTAACGATGCAGCTGTAAGGTTTGGTTCTTTTACATTAGAAGGGTCCATTATTACATATGAAGTAATAACTAATATTGATGGTACAGAATTTATTAAAATGACTATCACAGATGAAAATGGATCAGAAACTGTAATCGAAATACCAGTAGGGTCTGGTAATTTTGGACAGGATCCAGACAATGGCTAGGATTTTATTAGCGTTACTATTTTTAACTGGTTGTTCATCAATGCCAAAGTGGAGTCCTAATCCACAGGATTGTTCGGCACCAGAAATAAAAGATGTTGTAACATTAGCACAACAAGTAAAGCGTAAATATATTTGTGTTGATGTTGCTGAGGTAGTTAGACTACCAGCATATGTAGAATTATTAAACGTACCACCGGCTAAAGAAATGCCAGTGGTTGCTGTATATGGTTTTACCGATAAAACGGGACAAAGAAAAGCCCGTGATGGTATTGCAGATTTTTCAACTGCAGTAACTCAAGGTGGAACCGAAATGTTAATTGATGCTTTGAAGACAGCCGGTGGCGGTACGTGGTTCAGGGTTGTTGAAAGACAAGGAATCGATAATCTAGTAAGAGAGAGACAAATTGTAAGGTCTACTCGAATGGATGTAGCTAAAGCCCGGGGAACTGAGGCAAAGGGAGTTGGACCACTTTTATTCGCAGGAATGATAATAGAAGGTGGCATTATTGGTTATGATTCTAATATCGAAACTGGAGGTCGAGGCGCAAGATATCTAGGAATCGGTTTTAGTAAACAATATCGTAAAGACGTTGTAACAGTTTCTGTAAGAGCAGTTTCTGTTTTAACGGGTGAAGTATTATTGAATGTCCAAAGTAGGAAATCGGTATTATCCTACGGTTCAGGTGGCGATGTATTTAGGTTCATAGAACAGGGAACAGAGCTAGTTGAATATGAGGACGGAGTGGGTAATAATGAGTCAGTGACATACGCAGTACGAACAGCTATTGAGGCTGCCGTGCTGGAACTAATATACCAGGGTCATGACCGTAAATTCTGGGATTTAACTGAGGGCCATCGTCATCCTCACCAAATGGATGGTAAGAATGATAGGCACTCAACAAACGAGGAAATACAAAAATGAAGAAACTAATTAGTATAGTAGTACTATTGTCGACATCATTCGTTTTTGCACAAGCCACAGATGATAATGAAATTATGATAGAACAAAGTGGTGACACTTTGACATTATATATTGATCAGGTGGGATATGGTAACAAAATTGGCCTTGATGATTTTTCATCTTCAGGTTCTGATATGACTATCGATGGATCAAGTTTGACTTTTGACATTGATATGATTGGTAATCAAAATTTAATTTATGGCCCTATTGTCATGGATTCATCTTCTTTGACTTTCTCTTTAACGGGAGATTCAAATGAGGTGGACTGGAATATCGGAGATACCGGTAGTTCAGACGATTCTGATTACAATTTTGACATAACGGGTGATTCAAATACATTTGATATTGATCAAGGTTATGCAGCAAGTGCAGAAAGATTAGATGCTGACTTAATATTAGTTGGTAGTTCTAATGTATTTGATATTGACTTTGAAGCTGACGATTCTACTTGGAATTGGGATATTACAGGTTCAGGCAATAATATTAATACACTTCAAAACGATGGAGCTCAATCACTTACAGTTGTATATGATGGAGATTCTGGTGATATTGATATTAATCAAATCAGTGGTACTTGTGTAGGCAATAACGTAGCATGCTCAAGTCCTAATTCGACTATTAACTTAGATATTACATCTGACAATGCAACAATTCAAATCAACCAAAAAGATTCTGCAGGCGATTCATAATACGCGTCTAACGGCGACGATTAGGAATAATCTAGTACTTTTATTGATTTGGGCCGGTGGAGTCCAAGCGGACTCTATCGGTGACATTGTTGAATCAGCTGGTATAGGTTCTATTCTTAGGAACAATATAGAAATACCACACAAAACAAATACATCAATTGAGTTAAATGATGAAGCTCGAACCGGCAATGGACGAATGCTGATTATGTTTTTGGATAAAGCAGAATTAGCGTTAAAAGAGCATTCAGAAGTCTTAATTGATGAAATATATTACGATCCAGATCCTTCATTGTCAAAAATGAGTATGAAGTTTACAATGGGTACAGCAAGATTTGCTTCAGGTAGATTGGGATTAGTTAATAAAGCTAATATCGATATTACTACACCAACAGCATCAATTGCTGTAAGAGGAACAGACTTTACTACAACTGTTGATGAGTTAGGTAGGTCACTTATAATTTTATTACCAGATGACGAAGGTAATCCATCTGGCGAAATTGTTGTTTCAAATGAAGGTGGAGAGGTAACTCTTAATCAAGCGTATCAAGCAACAATGGTCTCTTCTTTAGATAGCAGCCCAACACAAGCAGTAAAAGTAAATGGTATTACTCCAGCTTTAATTGACAACATGTTTATTGTATCACCACCACAAGAAGTGGAAGATAAAATAAAAGAAGAAATGGCTGATGAAAGAAATGAAGATAGAGGTCTACTGGATGTAGACTTTTTAGCATTTGAAGAATTAGAAATAGACGAATTAGAAGAAACAACTGAAGATTTAGAGTTTAATGAATTAGATATTGATGAACTGGATGTAGAATATTTAGTTGATGTATTGGATATAATTGATTCAGCCGACTTATTTGATACTCTTGGAGAGTTTGATATTAAAGGTGCTGCAAGAGGATTTAATGAAGAATCACAATACAATGTTTATTTACAAGACGGGGATTTAGTATTATATAGAAATGTAAATGGACTAATAAGAATTAAATTTGGAGCTGGAGGCAGCTTTACTCTTGCGACAAATACACCAACTTGGAACGGTGATATATATGGTAATGATGGTGAGGACATATACATTTATATTAATCAACAAAACTGAGGTAATTATGAAAAATTTAATATTAGGCTTATTTTTATTTTCGGGTTTTTCACTAGCCCAAGACGACAATCAAATCTCTTTAGAACAATCTGGGGACAACCTAGCGTTGGGTATAGATCAAATTGGATATAATAATCGAATACAAATGAAGGATAGTAATTCATATATTACAGCTCCAAATTTGTCAATGTATCTAGTACAATATAATCAAACTAGTGGTATTAATAAAATTATATTTGACGAAGTAAGTGGTTCTAATAATAAAATAAAATTAGGACAAGGAGTTGCTTGGGATGATCCATCTTCAGAAACTAATTTAGATTGGAATTATGATGGATACGAAGGTGGTGGTCATGAAATGAATATAATTTTATATGGCGATTACAATCACATGGCTGGTTCCCAAACTAACCAGGGATCCACTGATGGTCATGAATTTAATCTACATTTAGCTGGTGACGATAATGAAGTAATATTTAAACAGCAAAGTGATGGAGAAAAAACTTTAGACTTAACAATATATAATGATGAAAATGAAGTATTTGTAAGACAACATGGTAATGGCGCAACTCATACAGCTAGTATTACTTTAGATGGATTGTATGGAACAGACATCGACTTAAAACAATTAGGGACAACAACACAAGGATATAGTATAACCCAATATTGCGTAACTGTAGGAGGTTGTGCTGTGACGGTAACTCAAGAGTGAAGTATATAACTTCTATTTGGACAACAATATTCATAGCAGCCTTACTCATAAGTGTTAGGATTGCTGATCCTGCTTTAGTAGAACAATTAAGGCTAAATACCTTCGATACCTATATTAAGACTAACACTCTGCGTGAATCCACCAGGGTTACCCTATTGAACCTTGGAGAAGATTCACTCAGCGTGATGGGACAATATCCCTTTCCGAGAACAACTTATGCACAAATGATAAGTGATCTCAGAGGTGCGAACGCGGGGCTTATAGGCTTTACTATTATGTTTCCAGAGGCTGACAGATTCGGCGGTGATGAAATATTTGCTTCTTGGGTAAAAAACAATGGTATTATATTAGCACAGGATGCTGATCAAGATGGAAAAAGCACTTCTGCGCCTTATGTTGGAACTGCCATTTTTGGGACAGGTAATCCACTAGATTGGGTAATAAGATATAATGGTTTAGTGACAAATATTCCTGAAATAGAAACTGGAGCTTGGGGACATGGTCTTATTAATGCAATGCCAGAAGTAGATGGATTAGTAAGACGTATACCTCTTATATCTCAAATCAATAATGAGTTATATCCATCATTCGCTTTAGAGACAACTCGTGTATTAAGTGAAAAGCCTTCTTATACCATAAAGGTAAACGATATTGGAATTGAAGAAGTTATATTAAGACCTCATAGAATATCAACAGACGCTAATGGTTCTATTTGGATTAATCCGAACTATGAGTTTAAGGAAATAGAGTACGTGTCCAATGAGTCACTACCGGATCTTCAAGGCTCGACTGTTTTGATTGGTCTAACGGCCAAAGGTTTAGCTGCACAGATTCCAACTCCTTCAGGTCTACGACCCGCACATCATCTCCAAGCTGCAGCTCTTGAGACGATAATGTCAGGAGACTCGATATCTCGTCCGATATGGGCTGATCTTGCTGAAATAGCGGTAATTCTAATTGGATCTCTTTTGATAATTGTTTCAATTTATTACTTTCCTCTATGGGCTTCTTTGTTGGCTTTTGTTGCGACCGTTGGTACTTCAGTTGGCGGCGCTTTCTACTTCTGGTACGAATCTCAAATACTCCTCGATATAAGTTATCCTCTGATAATATATATACTTGTCTTCGCATCAGGATCTTTCAATAATTTTTATAAGCAGTTTGTATTAAGACAACAAATTAAGAAACAGTTTGGAACATATTTGTCTCCTGATATGGTATACATGCTTCAAAAAGATCCATCACTCTTAAAGCTTGGTGGTGAAAGAAAAGAGATGACATTCCTCTTTATGGACATATGTGGGTTTACTCCAATATCTGAACATTATAAAAACAATGACGATCCAGAAGGATTGGTGGAATTAGTTAATGAATTTTTGGATGAAATGACGAAAATTATACTAAGAAATGGTGGTACAATTGACAAATATATGGGTGACTGTATTATGGCGTTTTGGAATGCGCCTTTACCCTGCGAAAATCATGCCGATATGGCAGTAAAATCAGCAATAGAAATAGAGGCCAAAACAAATGAACTTAAAGAAATTTATAAAGAGCGAGGACTTCCGGACATTAATGTCGGCACTGGCATTAATACCGGCGATTGCATTGTGGGGAATATGGGAAGCGAATCAAGGTTTGACTATTCAGTCATCGGAGATGCAGTTAACCTTGCAGCAAGACTTGAAGCAAAAGCAGCAAGGGGAGATTATATTAATTGCCCGACAATCATTTCAAGCTTCACAGCAGATAGAGTTACCATTGCTAAACCGCGACCGATAGGTGATATAACAGTGAAAGGGAAGGAAGAACTGATTAAAATTTATTCGTTATAACTTTTAGTTCTATGCATATAACAAAATAATATAAAAAAAGTGAAAAAAACAGTTTACAAAGACCTTAAAATGTAGTATAATATACCCCTATTAACGATAAGGAACCAAGCTATGAACAAGATCGATATTCTAAAAGAGCAGTTTAACGAAGAAATGTTCGAACGTAGAGCTAACGGTATTGACACCGTATCATTTGAGCAATATAAAAAGAGACGCGAGTTCATTGAAAACTTTATGAACAGCACACCAGATCCTGAATCCATGGCTGATGCAGTTTATCACGCTGAAGCGAGGCAATATTAATGCCAATCATATTGATGAAAGGTCGAATTAAGCATAAAGCAAAGGTCAAGACATATGTCGAAAGCCTTTGTAAAGAGCTTGGCATCAATAGAATGTGGTCAAAGGTCATATTCATAAGATTTCATACATCCCTGAAGAATGAATCTCAGGGACTTTGTTGGGGCGATAAGAATGAAGGGTTTGTAGAGATTGATATTGCTCGCAAATCAGATGGCGATGAGTTATCATACGAGCAGATCATGCAAACACTAGCTCATGAAATGGTACACGCCAAACAATATTTACGTGGTGAACTAAATGGTTGGACAAACTCTTGGAAGGGTAAGAGACCAAGAAATTATAAGTATGAAAATGCACCATGGGAAAGAGAAGCTTATAAGCTTGAAGAAAAGTTATATAAAAAGTGCTGGTTATAACAAAATAATCTAAAAAAAGTGAATTTTTTTTTAAAATTCCCTTTACAAAGCTCCCAAAATAGATTATAATATACCTATATTAAATGATAAAGAAAGGACATATATTATGAAAAAATCAATTTTAAACGCAATCAACAGTATTTCATCTACTGACGAACTCAACGAAGTAATCGATCTTATTAAGATCAAACAAAAGCAGCTTAGGTCTATCAAGGTTGCTGTAGCTAAATCAAGTCTAGCAGTTGGTTCTAAAGTAAAAGTTACATCAAGGAACGGTGTACAATTTGGTGTTGTTGATCAAATCAAAAGAACTAAAGCCATCGTTACAATTGATGGTTTTAAATACAACTGTCCAATCAGCATCTTGGAGGTAGCATAATGTTGAGTACTTTCGAAAAATTAAAATGTATCGCAGCGGGTCTTGCCGCTGCTGTAATCTTCTCATTGTTTCTTAATGCAATTGAAGAAGCCTTAGACAGACCTGATGTTCATATCAGTCATTCTACTGGAGAATGTGTAAAGGTCCTTAATTACGCTGAAGATGACACATATACTTGTGAAAATCTTCCTTCTAAATACAACAAAGTGTGGGTAAAATAATATGATTATTATGGAAAAAGTATCTCCTGTTACAGGAAAAAGCAACACTATGGCGATCAACGCGACGCCAGAGCAAGTTGAAGCTTGGATGAGTGGAACTCTTATCCAAGACGCAATGCCTAATGCTTCTGTGGACGAGCGAGAGTTTTGTATCTCTGGCTGTACCCCAGAATGTTGGGATTCACTTCACATCGCATCGGAGGACTAATAATGGACTTCATAGTTTGGTGTGTTAGCTGGTACGACATTACTGGTGAAAGACACATCGAATGGAATGTTCAAGATCCATGGGATTTGAAAGAGCAATTAATTAAAGATGGTATTCAACCAGATACCATCGAAGTTTATGAAAAGGATGTATCATGAAATTAGCATATTGTGACTATATAGCGCATACTATTTTAAAACCAGCTTTAATTGAAGATGATTTTGTTACTGAAGTCAGTAAAGTGAAAATGGATCTTCACGAAAAAAAAGGCTATATGTTATCAACAGCAAAAACTATTGAAGTTGCTGATAAAAACGGTAAACAATACAAAATTACTGTTGAAGAAATTTAAAAAAAAGTGAAAAAAACTGTTTACATTTGCAGTAAACTATGTTATAATATATCTATTATCAAAGGAGTAAAGTATGACAGATAGATTAGCAATGATTAAAGCGGCCGCACAAAAGGCCAAAGCAAAAGCTGAATTTAAAGCAGCTGTAAAAAAGGTTTATTCTAAACCTAAAGACCACTATAATAAACTTACTAAAACTGTAAAGAAAGCTGGTCATCAAGCGCCTGGTAGCCTTGAATGTTTTAAAGAAGAGAATATGTATTACTCAGATAAAGAAACCCAAGACTTTATTGCGGGCTCTTCTTTAATGGATGCATATAACGATCAAAAAAGTGATTGGGATTAATTATGACTCAGTATACTAATCAAGTTGAATATCAAAGACGCAAAAGGCATGTCGAAGAATGGGCTGCTAAGTGTAATTACGTTTTAGGTCAAAATGGTTACCTTGAAATGGGATACAACAGTGGATTAGTTACTCGTGAATATTATGATGGTAAGTTTGAGGTTATAGAACCAGCAAAAGATTTTGCCACATTAATGCAAGAGGCACCAAGCAAATGAATTATATTGGCTCAATAAGATACGATCAGCACGGTCGTAAAAGAAAGACTAAGGCTTTGGCACCAAAGCGCAAAGTAAAACAAGAATTTAAGCCACTTAAGGTGGAAAAGACATTTGCTCAACAGCAGATGGAAGAGTTTAATAAGAAATACCCATCTCATTCAGGAGATTCTCAATATAATACTCCTGAAGACCACTCTTGGAAAGCAGAAGCTTCCAAGAACTTCACAGTCGCACCTGCATATAACAAAGGTGCTTATCAAGTAATACCACGCAAAGACGTGGAACATATAGGAAAATAACTATGGATATTATAGAAACTTTAGGTCTGACAGTTTTGTTTGTTTTTATCGCTTGGTTTGGAATTGCTTCATCATACGCAGCAATGAAAGAAAGAGATGCAATAAAAAAGCAATACAAAGCTGGTACTCATGACTACTATGGCAATAAACTAGAAAAAAATATTAAGGAATAAAAATGTCAAATTATATGTTGCTAAGCGAATACAATGGATCGGGTGATCATAAAAATCGTAAAGCAGAAGTTCTTCGATCATTTGGAGACGACCCATCTTTTGGTATACGTATGTATATTGATGGAGAATCTCTTGGTATTGAATGGTATAAAGGAAAGGCAGAAGTATATGCAGAAGAAGCTGCTGAAAACTATGTCCTCGGCATCAAATCATATGAGAGGGATTAATTGAAAAAAAATGTTTACATTTGCAGTAAACTATGTTATAATATATCTTATATTATTAAGGAGTAAACTATGGCAGAAAATAAAATAAGAACCAAAATGAGGAAAAACAGGGTCACCATTGATGACAAATATATGGGTCCTGAACCTGCGTTTTCTCAAGGCGAAACATGCGAAGGTGTAGCAAAAAGGTCTTCTTTATGGACTCAAGGTGCGCATTGGTACAATTATTATTATAAAGCAAAAGATTATGTTCCTACTGTTTTGCAGTTTGCTGAAGATGTTTATGGTTATAAAAAGAAAGATATTCAATCACTAAAAAAACTTTCAGATTGGGACCTTGTTGGTAATGTTGGTAAAGTTGCTAAACTACATTATAGAGGATACGAATATACTCCTGATGAAATTAAAAGGTTTGGCAAATTATTTAAAGATAAAGTATCAAGAGGCAAATTGCTTGTTGCTAAAGTAAAAGAAGAAGCTGAAAATAAGCCAAAAACGCCATCAGTACAAGAAAGAACCAAGCAAAAGATTCTTGATACTATTTGCGATGATTGGGATAGAGTTGTTGATGGTTGGTTTGAAGGAGACTTTAAGCAATCAATTGATGCGTTTAAACTATTTAAACAATATGGTCTTAAAGGATCAGCAATTAATATGTTCAAGGATTTAGTTGATCAAGAGTATCAGCCAGTAAAAGATGCATATGATAAATCGTGCGATCAAGCAATAGAGGCATATTCTCACATTAAAAGAACTGATCAAAATAAAATGATTAAGGTAATGGAAACTATCTTTAGTGATCTTGATAAGCTAAAAGTTGCTAATAAAGCAGCGAAGATTCCAAGGGCTAAAAAGCCAAAAGCTTCTGATATACAGGTAAGAAAACTGAAGTATAAGGTTGAAGATATTGATGCTAAAATCACTTCAATTAATCCAGTTATGATTCCTGGTAAAGAGGTGTTGTTTGTCTATAATATTAAGAGCAGAAAATTGACTGAGTATAAGACAAATTCAACAAAGGGATTTGAGGTTAGTGGTACTACCATTAAAAATATCTGTGAAAAAAGTAGGACTACTACTTTAAGAAAACCAGATGAAATACTTCCACTGGTCTTAGGTAAAACTATAAAGCAAATCGACAAATTGGTTTGGGACACTATTACTACTAAGATTAGTGTGCCAAATGGTAGAATCAATGACGATTGCATATTACTTAGAGTATTATGATTGACTTAGAGCAAAAAATTATGACAAAGAAACGGTTTTCAACTGCCGTAGAACAACTAGTTGTAAAAGGTAATATGTCTTATATAGATGCAGCAACTTATATTATTGAAGAGAGGGGTATGGACTATAGCAATTTAAAGAAGCTATTAACAGACTCTCTTAAAGATAAAATGGAAGCTGAAGCATTAAGACTAAATTTAATTAGAGGTAAAAAGGGTAATCAACTACCCATTTAACAAGGAAAATATTATGAGTAATGTTATTGTACCATCATCCGACGCTGATAAGCAACGCATTAAAGACTGTATGGTCGAAATTAGTAATGCAATGACTCTTATGGATGCTCAAAGAGACTTCATTAAAGAGGCTATCGAATCGTGTTGCGAAGATGTTGATGTGGATAAAAAATACCTACGTAAAATGGCTAAGATTTATCATAAACAAAACCTACATGAAGTTGTAGGAGAAGTTGAAGATGTCGAAGCTTTATATGAAGGAGTTATGGCTTAATGTTTAAATTGTTAACAGCAATTGTTGAAGGATCATTTAAGTTAATGGGGTGGATTCTATTGTCGGCTGTAGTTTTATTTATCTACATGTCATCAACTGGAATCATACCTCAATGACTGATCCGTTTGAATCTTATAAATTATATAATGCTTTAAAGTTACACTTTGAATCAGGTTATGATGCTGTTAAATATAATTTTAAGTCGAATGTAACTCCTAAGTCATTCTTTAAAAGAAAGGATAAATATTTCTTTGCTAAACTCGCTAAAAAGCATGATAATAACTTAAAGGATTATTATGTTGCCAACTTTAAAGCTGGTCTAAGTTATGTTGGCGATATGATGGATGAAGATGGAGAAATAAACTACAAAGAACATAAAAGAATACAAGAAAGTATTCACAGAGTGTTTTCAGTAGATATAAATAGATTAGGTGAAGAGGATGTTTCATTCAATACATTGTTTGAATCAATTGATGGACAACATCCTTTGATCGTAAAGTTATGGTTACAAGAGGAAATTAGTTTAGAGACTGTTGTTATTCTTAATTCCATAATTGGGTTTATACCTCGTGAATCTGGAAAAATATCAGACACCATTATATGGCCTGATACACAAAGGAAGATCGAAAAGTATACACCTTTTGTAAACTTTAATCGTGATAAATGTATAACATTATTAAAAAAACAGTTTACAAACACATGAAAATGTGTTATAATATAGATTATATTATGCATAAAGTGGATAATTCAGAAAATACAATGCAATAAGGAGAAATATATGTCATTTGCAAATCTAAAGAGCTCGCGAGGCTCGTCTATCGACCAACTCGTAAAAGCAGCAGAAGCTGTGTCAACTAAAACCGAAACTAAAAACTATGATGATGATCGGTTTTGGAAACCTACCAGAGATAAAGCAGGAAACGGTTATGCCGTAGTCAGATTCCTACCAGCCAAAGAAGGTGAAGATCTTCCTTGGGTAAGGTATTGGGATCATGGCTTTAAAGGTCCTACTGGTCTATGGTATATCGAAAATAGCTTAACTTCAATTGGACAAGATGATCCGGTAAGTGAATCAAATGGTTTGCTCTGGAATACAGGTCGTGATGAGGATAAAGCATTAGCACGTGAAAGGAAAAGACGTCTACATTATGTAAGTAATGTGCTAGTTGTTTCTGATCCAGCCAATCCACAAAACGAAGGTAAGGTATTCGTATACAAATTTGGTAAAAAAATCTTTGATAAAATCATGGATGTAATGCAGCCACAATTTGCAGATGAAGACCCAGTGAATCCTTATGATTTCTGGGAAGGTGCTGACTTTAAAATTAAGATTCGTAAAGTCGAAGGTTGGGTAAACTATGATAAATCAGAGTTTGCATCAGCTGCTCCACTACACGGTGGAGATGAAGAAAAGCTTGAAGGTGTATATAACCAATTACACTCTTTAGCTGACTTTATTGATCCTAAGAACTATAAGTCTTACGATGAACTTAAGGCTAAACTAAATAAGGTACTAGGAGTTGATGCTGGTCATGCTGCAGCAGCACCAGTAGTTGAAGCTCCAGTAGTTGAACAACCAACTATGGCGTCATCAGAAAGCGCACCTTTTAGTTCTAGTGATGAGGGGGAAGAGGACACATTGTCCTACTTTGACAAGCTAGCTCAACAAGGCTAGCCTGAATAGGCAAAGGCGAAGTCTACAAAGGTTTGAAATATACCTCTAACCGAAGAGCCATAACTAACTAGGAGAAATAATAAGAGTTTGGGACGAATCTGATAAATCGTAAACCAGACCACATTTTCAGGGACCTTTCGGGGTCCCTTTTTTTATTATAAATAGTATTGGTTGACAGTCAGGTTAACCGAGTCGGAGTGGATAAAACATATTATCGCTAGTGACTAAATGAGCCCGAAAGAGCAGAAAACCCGTACATTAAGGAGAAGATTATGAAATCTTTATTTTTAATTTCGGTACTAGTAGTATTATCTGGTTGTAATACAATAGACTCTACGTATAATGGCGTTACAGACATTGCACAAGGAGTTAAAGATGATGTTGTAGGTATTACTGCTGGTACTCTTGATAGCGTAAGTGGCGTTATCAGAGATACAGCCGAAAAGACCGATCCTAAGGGAACAACTGAGTAATATTACTCTTCGCCATGGACGGCTTATAAATATTATTGTGTAGTCCACATTAGAGACTCGCATTGGTTCATGCGTTAAAAGAATCGTATAATCCAGAATAGGAGAATTACGATGACTGTAGAACTAACTTACAGAGGCGTATCGTACACCAAGAAATTTAAAAAGAGTACCGGTGTTGAAACTGCTTCTAAATAATTAGGGAAGATATTAGACAGGGATGTCTACCCGTAAGCATTATTTAATGTATCACTTACTCTATTGTTTGGACTCGTTTGTACAATAGTTGTGGTATTAGTATTTCTACTACTATTATCAGCTACAGCAAGAGTACTTCCAGGCGTAGAGATTTCAGGTAATCTTAATTCAATATTTTCAGCTGAAAGAGTAATGATCTTATTACCTTCTTTGTCATCTGTTGATGCCATTTGACCACCACCAGATTGGAGCATTAATACATCTCTTATTCTATTGATATTACTTACAGCTTTATCAACGTCATCAGTGAGATTAGCTAATCCATCTGTTTCGAAATTAAACCCTCTTGTTAATTTACCACCAGTTACGATTGTATCTAATACTCTGGTATGTTCATCGAGTTGCTCAATAGCTTCATCAATATTTGTATCAAGTTTAATCTCAGTAGACATATTAGCAAACTTTTGGAATACATCTAGGAATTTTTCAAATGCAATTGCGCCTTTTTCGATTTGATCAGCCTTTTCACCAACTTCAATAGCTTGTTCTACTGGGGATTTACTACCTGTAAAGAATCCAACAATACTTGCTCCTAAATCAGCAAGGGTATTTAATCCTTTACCTGCTGCAAATGCAGCCAATCCAGCACCAAGCGCTGTTAGAGTACCGGTTGCAGCTAATGTTCTTTCAGCACTAGCATTATCACCAATCATTAATAATGTATCAACTTGTTGAGCAATAGTTTCAGCAAAGTCACCTTCAGTAAATTTATCAATAGCATCTGCAGTACTATTTGCACCCTTACCTATTGCAAATGCGACAAGACCTGCAGCCAGTGCTCCCATTGTACCAACAAAGTCTCCAACCTGACCATCTTCACCGGTATTAATAGACAATAATGTTTCAACTTCACTTTTAATATCATCAGCAAAGTTAGTACCTGTTGTGAATTTTGTTAAACCATCAGCAACGCCTGAACCAGCCTTACCAACAGCAAATGCAGCTAGACCTAAACCTAAACCACCAAGTGTTCCAACTAATCCAGCGGTTTTACCAAAGCCTTCAGTCTTAATTGAAAGTAGTGTTTCTACTTCATCCTTAATGCCTTTAGCAAAGTTATCGCCACTAGAGAATTTACTAATAGCTTCACCAACACCATCAGCAGCTTTACCAACACCAAATGCTGCAAGACCAAGACCTAATGCTCCTAAAGTTAGGCCTACTCCAGCAACTGCCTTAGGGTTCATATTTTCAAGATCGGAAATACTTAAAAGACCATCAACATTATCCTTAATCGCACCCGTCCAATCTGCATCGGATTCAAATTTAGCTACTGCTTTTGCTGCACCTTCACCTAATGAGAAAGCAGCTAAGCCAACACCTAAAGCGGTCATAGTAAGAGCAACAGCACCGACATTCTTAACTGTCATTCTATCAGATTCTGCCATGGACAATAGATCATCAACATTTTCCCTGATCTTTTTAGTGTCCATATCCTCAAACTCTTTCATAGCATATGTCAAACCAGCTGCACCTATACCTACACCCGCAAGTAATGCACCCGCTGCCATAGCAGCACCGCCCATCATTCCACCAAGCTTACTAAGCATTGCACCACCGCCTTTACCATCTTTACTTGTATCGGTGGTATTAATACCATCTCTTAATTGGTCTCTTATTTCTTCAAATATGGACATTCTTTCCATATCTTTTTCAGCTGTTGATAAACTACTTTGATTTTGATTCTCAAAAAAGTTTTCAAACATAGTGGATAGGTTTTTATTAGTCTCAACAGCAGAAGTCTGCAAACCTTTCATTTCTAATAAATGACGTCGTGTATTTCTACCATCAGCCTCAATCTCGCCAGTGGCGCGATTGTTTTCCTTCATTAGTTCAACTAGTTCGCTAAAATTTTGTTCTGCCATGAGTGTCTACCTTTATTTTTTATTGCCAAAGTTTTGAGTACCAAAGAAAGCAGCAACAATACCGGCAACAGCAACAAAATATGTTGGTGCCATATCACCTAATGTTCCTTGGGCTTGGTCTAATCCAACTAGTGACGCAAGGACAACAGCAAATGGATATAACAATAATCCGCCTAATGCGAACCATGTCATTTTGCGTTGAGCGTCTCGCATTGCATCAGCGTCATCAAGCTCTTTGCGCTTAAATTCAAGATACATTGCATGTTCTTCATCTGATACTTTACCATCGCCATTAGTATCAGCGGGATGTTCTTTTTTTAATTCTTTAACTTCGTCGGTCATCGTTTTGTCCTTTGTTTCATTTTTTGATTTTCATCTTCAATATATTGTTGTAATAAAGCAACATATATTTGCCTTTCCCACGGTAACATATTTTCCAATTCTGTCAAGCTGTACTTGTGATGTTGCATTAATGCGAAGTTAGTCTTATAATAATTGGTCAAGCTCTCATGCGAAAGGCCTATGAAAAAAAACTTTGCAGACCTCTTAGCTCAATATTATTATCCTCACCACAACTAACACATTTTAATTTAACATTATGTTCTACAGCCGGTATATCTTGGAAGAATCCTTGCACCTTTTTAAATTGAGCTGAATTAAGATTATCAATAAAGTCAACCAATTCTTCTTTAGACATATCATTCTTCGAATATACCTCATCATTGTCAAATATACTATCAACGCATTCGACTATAAGATCCATTAAACCCTCAACAGAGTTTAGTTTCTCAATATCAATTGCACCAAATGTTTTAACTGATGGCCAAGTCATTTTAAGACCTACATCATCAGTAACCATAACAATATTATTATCAGAAATATTTGTTACCTCAATATCTCCAACATTAATTACAACCGGATTGAGCGCTTCGCAATGCTCACATTTAAGTTGTAATTCCATATCCTCGCCTACAGATTTTCCTCTGAGTTGCAAAAATAAATATTCTATATCAAATGTGGTTAGTGATTCAACGTTATCCAATGAATAACATGAACTAATCACATTCCTTACTGCTTCTGCAATTTGTCCAGGGTCACTGGATTCCAATGCAATCATTAAGACCTTTTCTTCTTTTACTAAATAAGGTCTCATCTTTAATGTTTCCCCTGTTGACGGTAATTTTACGTCATACGATGGGACATTAATCTTGGGTAAAGCCATTCTATTCTCCTAATTATATTAAATTATATTAATCGCCAAATATACCATCAATTATTGTGTCTTTGATAGACTTAGTACTATCCACAATATCTTCTGGTACAAAGTTTTCGTAACTCATAGTCACTGTTAGTTTTTGGACAGTGTTCTCACTATTGTTGTCCAAATTAATTGCGCTAACTGTTGTGGGAAATGCATTCTCCAACTTAACGCTATATACCGGAACATTGTCTTGATTAAGTTGTTGTATAACAATGTCCGTTACAAAATCTTTTTTATATCCTGCTCTATATTTTTCCATATCAAAAATGCCTGAGGTCCAAGTGTCAAACATTCTCTTAATGTAATAGTCATTAGTAAGAAGGAATGTCATACTAATGTCTTCATTGATAACTGAATATGGAACTTTAATGCCTTGCCTATCTGCAATATAGTCAATAGTGGTAATTTGTCTACCAGGAAAACTTACCGCTTCACATAATATTGCGACGTCTCTTGGATCTGGTAAAAGGTTTTTAGCAGGTGCGCCTTGTAATGCGTTCTTTGCAAGGTCTCCAATTAAACTTTTGATACTCTGATTCATTAGATTCTTAACACTATTCGCAGTTGGCGGTGTAAAGAATATTTGAAAACGGTTTTGCATAGCAAGACCGCCTTTCTTTGCAATAGTTGATTTTAAATCGTCTATACTGTTCATGATGCGTATTGTTTCCTTGAGTATCTCCATACCGATTCAGCCTTAACGCCTTTGAATTGTTCAGTCGGTAGGAATATTGCAATAGGCCATTCAGTCATAGGTACTCTTACTATACGTGACTTAACATGGTCCATTAAATAATGCTTAAAACATGGTGCAAATTCTTTATATTTCTTAGCACCAATAATAGTCTTATATCTTAATTTCTGTAATCGCGTTGTATCATTCATAGTCTTAGGTGCTAAATCCATCATTGCATCAAGAAATCTAGCCCTCACACCGGGTGAAAGATAGTGCAGATTCAGTCCATAGAATCCACCCTTAGCAGGTTCTACCATAATCGATAGAGGAAATCTATCATAGTATGGTAGCGTTTTCTTATGCTTAGGGTCATAAAAATACATCATCATATCGCCAACACGTGGTTTAGTTGTTGGTTCTAATGCAGTATCCTTAAGCAAACTCCTAGGATTAGGATCAGCAAGTTTTTTAACATTTCGCTGAAACCATTTTGTCGCCTCTGCAGTCCTTGGTGTTACCCCAGCCCTGAATGCTTGCGATTGTAGTGTGTCAAATAAACTAGCCATATATCTATTTATACTATCCTTTGAGTAGTTTCACGCCTAAATTCTTTAAAGTATCTTCGGTCCATATCTGAAATTTCCAACCTTTTGCATGAGCAAATTGCTGAGCAGCATTCCATTTAGATGTATTTTTGATATATGTAGTCACTTCATTGAGATACTTTTTTGTCTTTCGTTTAGGATTCTTTGGAGGAACTGTTTGTTTCTTGGGTTTAATTTCAACAAGTATAACCTCACCATTGCTCATTTCAATAAGCATATCGACAAAATAACGATGTAGTTTACCATCTGTTTTGCACTTGTATGGTATAACTATTTCCTCACTATTCCAAGCACGTACTTGTGGATTAGCCTCAGCCCATCTAAATGTATTGCGCTCCCATAGTGATCTATATGTCACCTTTGTAGGGTCACCTGCGTATTTCTTTTTGTTCTTTACTGTGTATTTACCTTTATAAGCCATATAAATAGATCTATAAGTTATTAATGTATTACTATTTATACAGGTAAAAAACAATATGTCGATCTTAACATTCCCTGAAACGCTCAGGTCCAAAGTATCCGAAGACGGATTCCCACACGTATCTTTTTCGATGGCAAGAAAAGGAGTACCCGAATTTAATCAAATCCATCTGTTTATCCCAAGTGGAGTAACATCAAATGATGGTATGAATTATGGCGCACAAGAACTTGGCATGACCGGTATGTTTGCAAATGCTGCAGTCCAAGGAGATAAAGTAGGTGCTGCCGATCTTGTATCAAGAGTTACCAAAGAGGGAGGAAAGGCATCTGGTGGTATTCCTGGTATTGGAGGTTTGGCAACATCAAGCGAAATCAAATCTGGTATAGTAGTAAATCCCTATACAGCGACGACATTCGAAGGAGTCAATGTCAGAACATTTGATTTTGCATTCAAATTAGTACCTACATCAGCAGGAGAGTCAAAAACAGCCCATGAGATTGAGAGTATATTCCGTAAGTATATGTATCCAAAGGAGGTAGGTGCGGGATCGTTGGAATATCCACCTACGTTCCGTATCAAATTCATGGCAGGTGGTAAAGTCAATAAGTATATGCCAAGAATTATTGATACATATTTGACTGCAATGGCTACAAACTATAATCCTACAGGTAATTCATTCCATGCGAATGACGGCGATTTAGGTGCTGCACCTGTAGAGGTCGATATGAGTCTTACATTCCAAGAGGTACGTCCAATTACAAGAGACGATCTGTATGGTAAGGGACTGAAATACGTAGATGGATACGAGTCTGCAGGTCATATTGTCGGCGAGACACCAGATCAATTGCAAGATCTGACGAGCAATACATCTAATATTCCTGGAGGACAAGGATAATGAGCTACTTCAAACAATTCCCTACTTTGCCCTATGACTTTGATAGAGATGGTATCAAACAGACGGTTGTCGATATATATCGAAGTGCAAGACCACTGAATGCGTTTCTCGATGACCTTAATTCATATAGTTTCTATGAGGTAAAGAATGGAGAGAGACCTGATATTGTCAGTCAGAGAATATATGGTACTACTCAGTACTATTGGACATTCTTTGTCATTAATGATTTCTTACATGACGGACTTGCTGCATGGCCGATGAGTCAAGAGAAGCTTCAAGCCTATATGGACCAGGAATTTGAAGGAGTTGTCATTACGACTAATCCATCAGTAGACGATACAGGCGATATAGGTGTAGAGATAGGTTATCCGAATAGTCTATCGGGTAGGTTCGAATTAGGAGAAACGATTACAGGTACGACCTCAGGCGCCACTGGTACCCTGGTGAAGAAGAATTTGGATATGAATCAGCTTGTGTTGCAAAATGTCCAAGGATCTTTCATAGGATCTTCAGCCCCAGGACCACAAAATGCCACAGAAAAGGTAACAGGATCAAATACAACAGATTCCGTTAATACATATGACGTATATAGGTATATCGATGCTCCCCATAACTATTATAGATCAGACGATTCAGAAAAAAGAGTAGCGACAAATAATGTATTCATTAATGGAGGAGAGCCAAGTGGAGAGCTTTCCTTTGATACTAATAGAAGTCATCTCTTTGCTGCTAATGAAGCAAGATCAAAAATACGTGTAGTCGATCCTAAGTATATAAACCAATTCGTAGAGAAATATGAGGCAATAATCAATAATGTCTAGATATAATAGTAAACTTGCTAATGGTTCAGACGCTATAATACCATCATCTTATGAGTTAGAGAGTGCAATACTTGTATGTAATGACGGTACAGAATATGATATAAAAGACCTTATTGCATTATTCTCTATAGATGAATCTCTGTATAGTGGATCGTTGCAAGCTGAGTTCAATATATTAGATGCTGCAAATATGATGGAAAAAGTGAGATGTGTGAGTGGTGAGGGACTTAACGTAGTAGTGAAGAGACGGCTCAAAGGGGGATCTACGACTAAATATACGCACAAATTTGTAATCGCAGAGATCCACAGTTACTCTAAACTCAGTCCAGGTACGGCCACGTATGTGTTCAGATGTGTCTCAGAGCACGCTTATATAAGTCAATCTAAGACTATATCTAAGCCGTTTAACAATGTACCAGGGCAGTTAATAAAGAATCTGTGTACAGATGAGTTAGGTATCGACGATAAGAATCTTACTATTAATACAGAGACTAAACAGACTATTGTTGGTGTATATCCACGTATGAGACCTATGTACCTTATTAATTGGTTAGCAAGGAGATCTTATGACAATGGGACACCGTTCTTTTTCTATGAGACATTAGGACATGGTATATATTTTGAATCCTATGAGAACCTTATTAATGAAGACTCTTATAGAGAATATAAGTACGCTCCTATAATGAATACTATTGTTGGTTCAACTGAGAATACTGATAACCTTGCTTCGAAGGTATTAACGTTATCATCTGAATTTAATATGAGTCAATATATGAATATAGGACTTGGAGCTTATTCATCAACATTACATACATTAGATATAGCAACAAAGTCATACGATACACAGACTTATGCATACAGTGAAAATAAGTTACGCCTTAATAAGAATGGTGTTGTACCAGGAGGGCGCGAGATTGAACAGAGACCCTTAGAAGAGCATAGGGATTCGACTAACTTTTATATCAGTCTAAACACCTCGGCGGTATCTGGGGGCTCTAGTTACCAAGCACCAGCGAATTCAGATATACTCGCAGCGAATGCTTACGTACAGAATATGGATACTCTCGAATTAACAGTAGAGATATATGGAGACTTTGAGCTTCATGCTGGTATGTGCATAGATATTAATGTAGTAAAATCTATAGATGCAGGTAATGATAAAAGAAGTAAAGATCTCTACTTATCCGGTAAGTATATCATTGCGGCTATTACACATAAGTTTAATGATGAATATAGAATGGAATTACGATTAAAGAAAGATTCCTTTATAGACTCATTAGATAATATACAGAAAAGAGACTAATTTTATGCTGTCAGAAAAAGTTATAAAACATATTGATATAAAAAAATTTTCCGCCGAAAAAATGGGTCGGAAAGGGAGCGCTAAATAATGAATAGAATGGATCAGTTTATAGGTGGAGATTTTACTTGGTTTACCGGTGTTGTAGAAGATCGCTACGATCCCTTAGAAATGAACCGAGTAAAAGTACGTTGCTTTGGTTTCCATACAGAGAATAAGGGAGCTGTAGATGTCGACGATCTTCCGTGGGCTACTGTCATGTTACCCACAACTTCTTCTGGTACTTCGGGTATAGGCGATACGCCTCACGGTTTAATGGAAGGTTCATGGGTAGTCGGTTTCTTTAGAGACGGTCCTTCAGCTCAGGATCCTATTATTATGGGTTCAATCGCTGCTCAAAATTCTCCTCGGTCCAAGTCATTAGGCTTCACGGGCGACCATTATCCAACAATGGAATATATGGATAAACCTGATACTAACTTCGCAGGTCGCCAGGAATACTATAACGAATCTGATCAGATGGAAGCAAGGTCCCAAGGCTCTTCTCCTTCCGATATACAAGTGGCGGTTCCTGCTCAAATTCCTTCTGTATCCGAGAATAAGGCAGACGCTTATTATGCTGAGACTCCATGGAATGAATTACCTCCTATGAATGGTCATGTTCCTGATTATCCATATAATAAAGTATACCAATCAGAGTCTGGTCATGTAACAGAAATTGACGATACTCCAGGTAATGAAAGACTTCATCGTATGCATACATCAGGTACTTATGAAGAGATCTATACTGACGGAACTCGCCAGGTTAAAATAGTCGGTGATGACTATGAAGTCGTTTTTGGTAATAAGAATATCCATATTAAAGGAAACTGTTCAATGACTGTCGATGGCGATTTAAGACAGATGGTCTATGGTAATTATCATCTTCAAGTCGAGAAAGATATGACTATGAATATTAAAGGTTCGCAACAAGTCAAGATTGGTGGTAATCATGAGACAGAAGTCGTCCGTAGCCGATCAACGAATATCGGTGTGGATGATAATCTAAGTGTTATGAATAATTCTACCACTAATATTATTAACGACAAACTGTTAACTGTTGGTAATGACTTTACAACATCAGTTACAAATAATATGGCGACAACTGTTTTGAATAATAAGAGTGTTATGAATGCTGGTACATTTAGTCATACCTCCTTAGCCGATTATACATTAAGCGTTAATACAAATCAGACAATCGGAGTTGTTGGTACTCTTGCAGAAACAATTGACGGAGCGGTTACAGAGACATACGGTAATACTCTTAATTCAAGTGTTACTGGTGCTGTGACTGAAACATATAGCAGTACTCAAAATACAACAGCCAGTGGTAATGTTACGATCGTTGCTCCAACAATCGATCTTAACCCATAGGATAACATATGCCAGGAATAGTAAGACAAGGTGATTCACATGCAGGACACGCAAGTCCTACACCAAGTCCGTTTCATAAGACTTCTTATGTTGGTGGATCGCCTAATGTCAATGTTAACAGTAAGGCAGTTATACGAGAAGGAGACTCTACAGCATGTGGAGATCCTGCTGTTGGTAAAAGCGGAGACGTAAAGGTAAATGGTATTGGTGTTCATCGATTAGGTGATGGTACTGGTGGCCATGGCAGTTGGG